CACAGAGTCAAAGTTGTCACCCAGCCATGTGGTCAGGGCTGTGGTGATGGATTCTGGGTAGTAGTAATAGTGCAGCTCGACGTAATACGCAGCATCAGGTGTCGGGCCAAGAATAAGAGATAGCTCGTTCGTGATGGCAGAGCTGACAATCGTCGGGCCAAACAGCGCGTAGTACTTCGGCTCACCTGTGTCATTTGGTGTTGGATACGCCTGACGGATGAAGTTGACATCCTTGTTGAGCAAATACTCAAATGTGCCGGTGTCCAAGTTCCCGCCAACAACACCTGTCACCAAAGCCAGCGAATACACAGCAAGGAAGTCGTTTGGCAAAGACACATACTTGTTGTTTGCCGTGATTGCTGTGTACTGATTCTTCCGTAGCGACGGAAACTGAATCATGTTGTAAATGCGTTGTTCAGCCTGCTCGATGAACCGATTGATCTGAGCAGTTGAACTCTCAGTCGATCCATCAGCAAGGTATACGTCGGGGAACTGATTCTCAGTATAGCTTTGTATACTCGTAACCAATTGTTGGTAGTTCAATTTGCTACCTCCAAAATTGTAAACTTATCTTTTATTTTTGATCCATTACGAAGTGCATATCGTACACCTGTATGACTTACATTTAAATATTTTGCCGCATGTGAGACAGATAAAAAAGAACAATTTATTTCTGGGCAAAATACATGCTTTGCCCGTGCCGCGCTTCCAATAGCCGCCACGCATTTTCCTCTTTGAACAGCTTCAGGACTACTTGCAAGTTGTTTAATTTTTTCTATTTGGCTTGCTTTCCATACGGGGTCTGCCCATTGCCGCTTCAAACGTTCTGACCGCGCTTTACAAACTTCTGGCGATGGTACAACTCCGCGATGGCCTGCGCCGCCTTTAGAAATGTTGTACGCCGGGGAAAGTTCTTTAATAAATTCAACTTCAGCCGCATTTAGTGTTGCTGCATCAAAAACAGAAAGAACTTCTACAAACTCAAAAGACTCTTTACCATACTCAATAATAGCTTTTGAAAGCTTGTATTTGTGCGCTACTTTTGAATTTGCGGTATTGATGTGCGTCTTCCATCTACGCGCCGCTTTTTGGCGTGTTTGCCCAACATACTGTTCACCCGTAACAGTATTTGTAGCGATGTAGATGGAACCGTATCTCATCATGCCATCGGGCCTCGCGCCATCACGCCTTTAGTAGCTGCGCCAGTACCACGGATTTTGATGCCGCTGGTTTTGGTGGGAGGGTAGTCTTGGCTGCGTGTGTTTGCAACAGACACGTTTGCTTTGCGCATCGTCTCTTTTGCTGGCTCTTCGCCCACAACAACAGTCGCAACTTTCTTGGGTACTTTGTATGTTGCCATGTTATTTACCTCTGCCAGAGCTACGCTGGTTCATAATCTTTGCCATGTTGCGACCATACTTGAGCATGTCGCTGTTGGTCTTGCCGCCAGCGCGAAGCTTGGTTGGCTTTTGACCGGGGTGCATGTTTTGTTCGTGTTTGCGAACTGCTTTCTTTGCGTCCATCATCGACTCCTTATGTCGTTGTAACTGATACTGTACCAAGTTCCACTGTCAAAACCAAATTGTTTGGCGTTAAACCATCGTCATTTGCTCTTGATCCACCCACTGGATTCCATCCCCACTGGAAGATTCGACTGCCACCTTCCACCGTCCCTGTACCCAACGGGCCACTGCCTGTCGGCACAATCTGCAATCCGCTTGTACCGGACAAGAGATAACTGCGATCTGGCCTTGGGTTTCTCAAAGCCTGCGGGTCATCCACCGGGAACATGCCCAACTGCAACTGCGGCTGGTCTGGGTCCCAGCACTCCGGACAAACCAAGAGGTTGTAATTCTTGGTCTTGATGATCTCAGTCTTCAAAACTTTCAACAAGAACCGTTGGTCGCAGCGATCGCACTGGGCGATGGCGTTCTTACCGCTGGCAAACCTATTACCCATCCTTACCTCCCAATGTAGGTCTGGCGAGGAACAAGTCTCAAAGCTGCTTTCTCGTGGTCTTCGTACGCGGCAAGCTCCCAAGCCTCGTCATACTGGGCTTTGAGGAAGCCAAGGCGCTCTGCCCCACTTGGAATCTTTCCAGCGATGTAGTACGACAGGCCAGCGGCCATGCAAGGAATGAATCGAAACGGTACGTCCATGATGTTGACACCGCCACCTGCGTCTTGGGTACGACGCAAGCGCCAATACACCAACTGATACTGCTGGGCATTGTCTGGCGTTGGCCAAACGGTGACTGCTGGGACTTGCTGCCAATACACAGTGGCGTTGTCTGCGTGGCTTGCTGCCGTGGTGTTTTGCTGCGCACGGAAGCAGTTGTACAGGGTGTTGCCTGAGATGTAGCTGTAGTTGATGATCTCGCTGTCAATCTTCACAAACCCTGCGGCGGGTAGCCCAACTACGGAGTCCAGTGTGATTTCAGTATCAGTGCTGGTGATTGCCCCATCAAGGGTTAACCCTGTCGGTGAAGTCTGGCCGTTGTACCGCTGAATCCAAATCTGAATAGGTCTGGCTTGCGTGATCTTGTTGGGAATCGTAGCGTAGGTAGATACGCTGATACGTGTGATGGTCAGGTCAGCCTGAGTCGCCGCGATGTTCGCGCCCGTGCGAATCACATGCTCCAGCAGGTCAATGGTGTCATCAGGCAGGGGGTAGGTATTTTGGCCTTGGACAAGGTCGATTGTGCCTGTTTCAATCGTCCACAGATTGATGCCTCGGTTGGCCCAATCAGCGAACATGATGTTCAAACTGCGTCGTGCTGTACGCAAGTCATAGCCGGTGCGAAGCTCACCACCAGCGCGTTCAAACGCCTCCTCGACAAGTTCTGTCAGGTCAAGGTTAAAGCTTGATGCGCCGGAAGTATTTGCCATTATCTAAATCCTGCCGTTTTCTTTGCAATGCTCTTGGGTTGTGCCACAAACTGCTTGCCAGCCTTCTTGCCCGCCCGCTTCGCACGGGTTGTGGCTGCATACTCTGCTGGTGACAAAGACTTGATTGCTGCTTCAGGGAGATACCTCTCACCTGTTTTTGACGAAGGCTTCCCCGACTTGGTACGCCATTTCTGGTCGCCCCAGTTTTTAAGGGAAGTCTGCGGTGCTTTCAATCTCTGTACCCTCCGCCAGCAGCCTTGTATTTCTTGGCTACAAGCTGTGCTTTACGTGCTGACCACTGACCTGCGCCAGTGCCATGTGTTGCTGCTGCCTTGACCTGAGCCACAATCCGCTTGCGCAGACTGGGTTTGGTGTAGTTGCCAGCAGCGTTGACTTTGCCACCCTCTGCGTACATGTCCACGTCCTGTGGCTTGTCTTTACGACGAACGACTTTCTTACCCGGCATCTTCTTCGGATTGATTGCGCCCATGCCGCGAGAGGCCATCATTTGATGAGTGTCCCACGAGTTTTGCCACGCTGGGCGATGCCGTCCGCGCGAGAGGATGCAGTCATACCACCCTTAGCGAATACTTTGCCCATCTCCGTTCTGGTGGTGGGTGCATTCTTCATCTTCTTGCGCATCTCTTCGTCTTTTGCTTCTTCCATAGACTGCTTTTGACCGGGGGTCATTGGCTCTTCTACACCGCGAGTTTCACGCTTTACTTCGGCATCTGCCTCGTCCCTAGCTTGCCTTACGCGATCCGAAGTGGCTTTTTTAGATTCATTTTTCATCCAATTTTTATCCCATGATTCTTGTGCGGCAGCGTTGCCAATAGCTGTTTTAGCGCCCCATTTAGTAGCCATGATTCACCTCAATACATTTTGCATTTGGTTTTGCCGCGAGAGGCGATGCCATCTCCACGACGAGAAGCGGTCATCTTGACTGCGCCACCACGCTTGAAGTCTGACCCCGGTTTAAAATTCATAAAAGGATCTTTAGCATCGCGTTTTGCTTGTGCGGCAGCAGCGCGGGCTTCAGCGGCAGCGGCGCGGGTTTCAGCGGCAGCGGCACGGCCTTCAGCTTGTGCGATTTTCTCCATTGTTTTTGGGCCGCCAGCCCAAGCCATAGGATTGGTTACAGCTGCGTCTCGTCCGGGATAACCACCACGAACAAAATCTTTTGTATCTTTTAAACGCTGACCAGCAGGGCTTAATTTTTCGGCGGTAGCGGCTTTTGTCGCATTTCTTCCCATCGCAAACTCAGTGGCAACTTTTGATGTTCCGCCAGTCAGTGGGGTTAAAGCAGCGGCGGTATTTGAAAGGTTACGGCTCAACTCTGTACCACTGACACGCTCACCGCCCGTTGGACCACTTCTGTTCTGGCCGGGAATTTGGCTTACTAGAGCTGGTGTACGACGCGGTTTGTAGTTCTTCATCCCGGCTTCGGAAGAAGACGTAGTACTAGCTTTAGGCGTACGGCGTGGCTTGTAGTTCTTCATTCCGGCTTCGGAAGAAGACACAGTGCTGGCTGGAGCGTCCTTTTTATCTTCTTGATTGGCTTGAGGTGGAAGATCAACAGGTTTTACTTCTTGATTGGCTTGAGGTGGAAGATCAACAGGTTTTACTTCCCGTTTAACTACCGGAGCAGACTTAGGTTCATTTTTAATTTCTGGCTTTTTGTAGCCTTCATTACTGTAATTTTCGTCTTTTGCAGCACGGTCACCTGACACGGCGTCTTTTTGCGCGGCTGTTCGAGCTTTAGACGATTTTTCTTCGTCAGCAGTCGCGGAAGGACCTTTTGCGTCCTTACCCTTAGACATCATGTACGCAGCAGCGCCAAGGGCCGCAAGACCCGCTAATCTTCCAACGTTCTTTGCCATGATCGGCTCCTTAAATCAGCACTTACCGCCCATTTTCATGCCCAGAGGTTTAGAGCCAGACATCTTGACCTGTGTGCCTTTGGTTTTGCCTTTTGCGGCAACGCCATCTTTGCTTGGGGCTGCGGTGCGAACTGTGCCCATTTTGGCGGAAGTGATGCCGCCATTTGCCATCTTCTTCATGCCAGCTTCTTTCATCTCGTGCTTGACCATAGACTTAGGTGCGCCCTTAGCCTTCATGAAGCTGACTTCTTTTTTAACCATCGCTTTAGATTCTTTCATTTCGCCATCCCCTTTAAATGTTTGGCCTTTGCTGGCCTTGCTGAACTCTTTGGCAACCTTTACAGGTACACCGGCCTTTTTCGCAAACGCTGGGTTGTGAGCCACAGCATCCATGAATTTCTTTTGTTTAAGACTTGTTGCTGGCATCACTTCCCCGCTTGAATAAGCTGGTCAATTTTTGCTTCAAGGCGGTTAAACCGCTGGTCAATGTGGTCAGTAATTCTCTGAACCT